GAAACATAAGCGAACTCAGTCAAGACCCAGCTAACGCACGTAAGCACAACGAGCGGAACCTTGAATCCATCGTTGCAAGCCTCCGCAGGTTTGGACAGCAAACGCCTATTGTCATTGACTCATCTAGTGTGGTCCGCAAAGGTAACGGAACGCTAGAAGCAGCGAAGCGGCTTGGCTGGGATACGATCAATTGCGTTGTAACCGACCTCAAAAGTTCTGATGCCATTTCCTATGCCATCGCGGATAATCGCACCGCAGAACTAGCAGAGTGGGATGATGACATACTCGCGGCGCAGTTGAATGGTTTATTGGCGGATGACGCCGAGCTTTTGGTTGATGCAGGTTTTACAGAAGCGGAACTACAATCATTGATGGATCGTTTGCAAATAAACGAAGGCGAGCAAGATGGCGAAACGCAGGAAATTGACCCGGACGAATTTGAATTCGACTGTAAGTGTCCAAAATGCGGCTTTGAGTTTAACAACGAAGCCTGATTGCGCGTGGTCACTAAAAGATCTTCAGAGCATTCCAAAATGTAGCGTCAGTGTAATGTCGACGTTTGCATGTGGTGGTGGCTCAACAATGGGCTATAAGTTGGCTGGCTGTGATGTTATTGCGGCGAACGACATTGACCCGGAAATGGCCTGGCACTACAAGAAAAACCACAACCTAAAGCATTACTTTTTGTGTCCGATACGTGAACTACTGACAAAAGATCTTCCGCGTGAGCTGTTTGAATTAGACATCTTAGATGGCTCGCCTCCGTGCTCGACGTTTAGTATGGCTGGAAGTCGCGAAGATGCTTGGGGCAAAGAAAGGCATTTTCGCGAAGGTCAAGCAAAACAGATTTTAAGTGATCTATTTTTTGATTATCTTGATTTAGTGAATCACTTAAAACCTAGCGTTGCTATTGCAGAGAATGTTAAAGGGATGATTCTTGGCAATGCCAAAGGTTACACAAAACTTGTTATGCAACGCTTTCGTGAGATTGGCTATCGACCGCAGCTTTTCTTATTAAACAGTGCTGACTGCGGAGTGCCACAGCGTCGCGAGCGCATTTTCTTCTGCGCTATACGGGATGACATTAAGGCAAAGCCACTAGAATTAAAGCCACATCATCGGTGGATTTCTGCAGGTGAAGCGTGTCAAGATTTGCAGGTTTTAACAGATGATGAAATTAGAGATACAGCACTTGCGGCAAAAAGTCTGCTTTATTGCAAACACACAAAAAAAGGCAATTCTGTATCAGATGGACACAAAAAGATAACAGGCAAAGAAAGTTGGTTTAACGTAATTCGCCTATCAGATGAAATACCCTCATGTTCTTTAACAACTAAAGAAGGATGCTTTTTTCATTGGGAACAAAACAGAAAATTAACATTTCGTGAATGGAAGCGATTAGGCAGTTTCCCAGATGATTATCAAGCAAAATCAGACAAGATTGGCAAGTATATGATTGGGATGTCGGTTCCGCCGAAAATGACCTATCAAGTTGCGAAAGCGGTTATTGAACAATGGCTAAAAGATGGGCATTCGTGACACCAGAATGATTGAGCGAGCACTGCGCGAACGATGGCCCATCAAGCCAGAGTTTCGTGAAAAGATAATGAATGCGTTGATCGCTATTCTAGCAGACAAGAACACATCACCACGGGAAAAGACAGCAGCAGCACGAGCGTTGATGCACGCAGATTCACTCAATCTCGAACAGGAAAAACTAAACCAGAATGACGAGCACCACCATGAACGGCTCACCATGGAAAGCCTTCATCGAATCGCTGGCGTCGCTCAGCAGCTCGGATTTGACGCAATTGCTCAGCGGGCTCTCGAAGCAGGATCAAGCGGCAGTGTTATCGACGTTGATACCTAGTACTGCCATTCACGACGAACGAAGCAGCGATGCAGCACGCAAGCGGTCGGTACGCTCAGAATCGGCACGTATCGTCATTCCGCAGGTTCACGATATACGACGCCGAGAACGATGCTTGCAAGATCCAGAGCTATTCCTTCGGACCTATTTCGAGTCACGTTATCAGCGTTCATTTTCACGTCTTCATCGAGTGATGATCGACACGATTTATGATCGTGCAAAATACGGCGGCAGACAAGCGGTGGCAGCACCGCGCGGCGTCGGCAAAACTGAACTAGCAAAAGGCATGTTGTGCTATTTGATTTTGGCGGGCCTCGTTCGTTTTCCACTGATTATCTGCGCAACGTCAGAACTCGCAGGCAGGGTATACAAAGACTTTCGCGGCAAGATCACCAACAATCAATTACTCTACGAAGATTTTCCGGAGGTATGCCATCCGGTTCGAGCACTTGAAGGAGCACCACAGCGGGCAGGCAAGCAGCATGTGGACGGCGAATTGACGCGCATCGTCTGGACGGCGAACGATTACTTATCATTGCCTTATGTGCCAGGATCACCGTATGGCGGCGTTAAGATGTCGTACTACGGCCTAGACTCCGCTTTTCGTGGAGTAAATATCGACGGCGATAGACCGGATTTCGTTCTAATCGACGATCCTGAAACCAGAGAATCGGCAGCATCGCTAGATCAAATCCAGAATCGCGAATTGATGGTGGATCAGGATGTAGCTGGCCTCGGTGAACTTGGCGATAACATCGCGATCGCACTCCTGACAACCGTCCAGAATCGCTACTGCTATTCTTGGCGAGTCACGGACCCAAAGATCAAGCCAGCGTTTAATGGTCAGCGTTTTGCACTGATTGAGAGTTGGCCCGATAACATGGACGCATGGTACACCTACGTTGCCAAGCGTAACACAGAAGGAGAAGCGGCGGCAACGGAGTTCTACGTTGCTAACCGCGACGATATGGATCGCGGCCATGTGATGCTTGTCGATGACTTCCAGGAAGTCGAGAAGGACGGTAAGCAACTTGTTCTGTCGGCACTGCAAGCGGCATGGAACAAGATTGCCGAGACATCGATGGCAGCATTCCGGACGGAATACCAAAACGATCCAGAAGAGGAAGAAGCTATCGAAGGCAACGGACTAACCGCAGCCAAGGTCCAAATGCGGCTTGCTGTCGAGCAACAAAACGAAGTGCCACGAAATACCGAGTGCGTTACTATCGGACTCGACATCGGTAAGCATTCATCGCACTGGGTGAAAGTGGCGTGGCAGAATCCGGCGGTTGGAACAATCACGGACTATGGCGTCATGGAAACCTACGGCCTAACCTTTCAAAGCGAACAGAACGCCATTGAAGCGGCATTGCTTGCAGCACTAGAGCAATGGGCTGACGATATGCGGAAAGATAATTCGCTACTCGTCTTCATCGATTCAGGTGCTTACAGCGATGCGGTTTATGCAGCTTGTCGAAAACTAGGCCGGCCGTTCTTTCCGAGTAAAGGTTGGGACGCAGCTCGATTCCGAATGCCACAAGCCAGAACAAACGACCGTATTCCATTTCAGCAAGCGTACGCATCGAAGCAAAACAACGAAGCACTTTGGCTCTATAACTTGAATACCGAGCACTGGAAAACATGGTGCCATCAGCGATTCTTGATTGAAAGCTACGATCCGGCCGGGGGCAGAAATGCAGGCAGCATCGCAATCTACAATCACGCAGGCGATAAGAAAAGACATCTTTCCTTTGCGCATCACATCGTTGCCGAAGAGTTGCAATTGATTCCAGTTCACGGCGGTGCAGTCAGGCCAAAGCTAGTACTCAAAAGTCGGAACAATCACTGGCTTGATGCCTTGGCGATGGCAGCAGCGGCAGCGGCCTGTGTTGGAATCAAGGTATTGGACGGACGAGAAACCATCCTTCCGCAAGCCAAACAAGATCCAAGAAAAACCGTGAGTCAATTTCGCGATCCGTGGGGTCGCAGTTTTGTAGCAAGTAAAAGGACGTAGCCATGGGGAAAAGAAAAATGGACGAATTGCCAACGCTAGAAATGCGTCGAGAACCTGAAGTTTCGGAATCTTCCGAAATTAGACAATCGAAAATCATCGAGTCGATAGGCGTGAGTATTACGATACCAATGGCGACAGATATCGACGGATACGCGACGCGGCGAATCGACACCGCACTGAACCATAAAGAAGCTATCGCGTTTAAGGCGATTCTTACCGCGCTGAAGCTACAGAACGCCAAACTGAAATCCGGTCGCTATGTGAAGAAAGCGGCGGACGTGTACCGCTGGCTTGCGGAAAAGATTTCGGAGCAATATGCCAACCACAATCGACACGGTAATTGACACGCTGACCGATAACGCGGATTTCGCGGCGACGAATGACGTTGCCAAGGCGAAACTGTTTTTGACCGCAGCGATTCAGTATCTTATCTTGTCGCCAGCCAGCCAATCCGACCAAGGCTCTTCCATGTCGATTGCACCGGAAACGGTAAAGAGCCTAATGACAAAGGCACAACAACTTGTCGATGCGGCTGGCAGTGCAACTTCTGCAAGCAACTCCTCGGTTCGATTCTTGTCTGTTGCACAAGGATTTCGCCGATGAGTCGCCGCAAGAAGCAAACGGTCGTACAGACCTTCGATGATTTCCGCAGTGACTACGATATGTCGCGGGAGTCTCGATTCGTTCGTCGTCGAACCGGACTAGCACCGCAAGGTAGTACTGCTGATTACCACTATCGAGTCGAGCAGCACTATTACGACGACATAGAAAAAGCCCGCGACATGGACCGGAATGACTCGCTGGTCGGTCAGACTGTCACTCGTGCGGTCGATAACATCATTCAGGACGGTTTCACGCTGGAGCCACAAACCGGCGACGCGGTGCTAGATCGTGACCTTTACGATCGCTGGCAAGAGTGGGCTAGCTCTCCAGATGCGTGCGATGCACAAGCCGAATTTACCTTCCACGATTTCGAGCGATTTAACTGTCGTGCAATGCTAGTCGATGGTGATATCATCGAAGTCGGAACCGACGAAGGCACGCTTCAAGCTTGGGAAGCACATCAAATCCGCACGTTCACGCAGAGAGAGAACACGATTTTCGGCGTGGAGATGAACGAGTTTCGCAAGCGGATCAGCTATTGGCTTATCGCAGATCCGATCAATCCACATCGCAGCAAGTCGCAAGAAGTGCAGTTGCCGGTGTGGTCCGATGAAGGCTATCGGCAAATCTTCCATACCTACAATCCAAGACGCATGACGCAGACACGCGGGATTACCGCTTTTGCGCCGATCTTTGCAGTGGCTGGAATGCGGGAAGATATCGATTTCGCAATGCTGGTTCAGCGTCAGGTGGCATCGTGTTTTGCGATATTCCGCAAACGTCAATTTATTCCCGAAGCACCGCATCTTACGCCAAGCTATGGCGAAAGCACTACAGAGATCACCGGAACCGGCGAAACTCGATACATCGAGAACATTGCACCAGGCATGGAGATCATCGGACAGCCAGGCGAAGAGTTACAAGGCTTTTCTCCAGATATCCCAGGTGCAGGATATGAATTCCAGCTTAAGACGATTCTGCAAACCATTGGCGTCAATCTCGGCTTGCCACTGTGTCTAGTCCTGATGGACGGCAGCGAGACGAACTTCAGCGGCTGGCGTGGTGCGGTCGATGAGGCGCGTAAAGGCTTCAAGGCGAACCAGCGAAACATCATCAAGCGATTCCATGAACCGGTCTATCGCTGGAAGGTTCGGCAGTGGCTCTCAGAAGATGCAGCACTTCGCAACGTGCCATCGACTGTAAACATCTTCGGCCATCACTGGTCGGCACCTGTCTGGGATTACATCGATCCGGTAGCGGATGCACAAGGCGATCAGATTCGGTTGCAGAATGGCTTGATCAGTCCGCGCAGGCTTCATCAAGAGCGTGGTCGAGACTGGGAGGTTGTTGCCGATGAAACCATTGCGGACATGGAGTATGCAATTACAAAGGCCAAGGAAGCAGCAAAGAGAATCAATGCGAAGTTTGGTGACGCTCCGATTCACTGGCGTGAGTTAATTTCGCTGCCAATGCCAACCGGCATTCAGATGACGATGCAAGATCCGCAGGCGTTGCAGCAGCAGCAAGCGGAATCACAAACCGCAGCAGTTGACAATGCAGACGTTCAAGCGGCAACCGGTGAATACAAAGAAGTAACACGGCAGCAATGGAATCGCAACCGCAAGGCCATCAATGATGTGCTAACGGAACTTATTGCAGGCACGATGTCACAGGTGATGGCGGAAGTCATGTTAGGTGGCCTTGGATTATCGCCAGCAAGCGTCAAGGCATTGATCAGCGATGCACTCGATGGCAAGGTGGACACTCCAGAACTGAAGGAGTCTACTGATGCCTTATAGCGTCAGCCAGTCCGGTGCATGTCCAGCAGCAAAGCCTTGGGCTGTCACAAAGACAACCGATGGCGAATTGATGGGTTGCCATGCAACGCAGGCGGCAGCAATCGAGCAGCAGCAAGCCTTATACGCTAGCGAACCAGAACTACAGGCCAAGTACGAGTCAATCGACTTCACACCACCGGAAGGCGTCCGCGAAGAAGCACAGCGCGGTCTCGACTGGAGAAAAGAATACAACCGTGGCGGAACCGAAGTCGGTGTCGCCAGGGCACGAGATTTAAGCAACGGCAAAAACATTTCGCCAGAAACCGCAAGGCGAATGAAAGCCTACTTCGACCGTCACGAAGTCGATAAGAAAGGCGAAGGATTCTCCCCAGGCGAAGACGGCTTTCCATCGGCAGGTCGAATTGCATGGGCTTTATGGGGCGGCGATCCAGGCCAGGCGTGGGCCAATAAGCTGGTGCGTCAGATGAACGCTGAGGATAACGCGAAAGGTAGCATCATGGCTGAAGGCTCCGCGAACGAACTGAAGCTCTATGGACCTATCGGCTATCCAGGGATCACCGCACAGCAAGTCAAGCAGCAA